GCCTTTTTTCGACGGAAATTGAAACCGAAGGAGCGGGAAACGCAATGTCAATATTCCACGGAAAAACAGGCGATCGTGTCCGGCTTGTGTTTATGCCGAACGACCCCGAGCCTATTCCGCCCGGCACGGAAGGTACCGTTAAAGACGTAGTGCACTCTACATGGGGCAATGATAGATATTCGCAGGTCGCCATCGACTGGGACAACGGCCGCCGACTTTCCTGCATTTGCCCGCCGGATTTCTTAGAGATAATTCCGGCGAACACGAATCAGTAACCGCTAAAATAACTACCGCCGATCGCGTCGTCAGCCCAATCGACGTCGCGTTCCTGTGAAACCTGTTGTGCGGTAATTCGGCCGATGCCCGCCAATTGTGCGAAGTTAGGCCACGCTTGGCAGACATGCCACAGCGCACACGCGCCAAGATTGACGGCTTGAGCAAAGTCGTCCGTCAACAACGTGTTGCGCGTAATGGTGTAAATGTCGCCGCCAAGTCGCGATTCCGTTTTATTTTCCACAAGCGCCAAAAAATCCGAAACCAGACCGGGCGCGTCTTGTGACGACCAGTCGTACTGGAAGAATCGAATTTGTTTCATTTTGATAGCCTGACACGTGTACAAAAGACTACGCGTCTTGTCGAGGCTGTAATGCTGCCGGTGATTAATCGGCGTCGGTTCTTTAAACACGATGATGTCTTGCGCGGCAGACCGTACCAATCGCATGGCCATAACGCGGTCAAGATTAAATCCTGCCTGCACCATAACTGTCTCGCGCACGGTGCCGGCGCCCGTGTAGTCGTGCGCCACAAAATCACACTTGAATTTGTTGCACCACTTCATGCACTCGACGGCCTCTTGCAAGTGATCGCCGCCGATGAGCAGCCGTTTGCCCCACAACACGTCAATCTTGCCGTCAGGTAAAAACCCCATGACTGCAATCGCGGTAAAACTGACGCCTTCCTCGCCGCCACCGCCCCAGTCAATAGCCAGTACGCGATGCCGGTACTTGGCTAGGTTTTGATAGCATTTCGGCTCAGGTTCCTTTTTGTTTTCCCACGACAAAATGCACGCGGCCTTTAAATCTGTTTCGCTAACCAGTTTCTGCCCGGTGTCAATGCTTTCGCCCATGACTTCGTTGTAAAACTGCGCTTGCGTCATGTTTCCAAAGCCTTCGCGCTTTAACAGCAGCGTTGTCCATTTATCGGGGTCGGAGAAGTGTAGCGGCAAAATAATCTGCGGCACGTGATACCCCGCAAACTGCCACCGACGATCCGGGTAACGATGCACCCAACGCCCGTGACGCGGACTAATTGGCTTTCGACATTTTGCGCAAACAGTGCCCGGATACTTCTCGCTGATGTGTTCGTTCCACGGCCCTATCATGGCGTCTAGGTCGTGTTCTAGCGCGGGTATGTTCCACTTGCCGCAAGAATGACAAGGAATAAACCACTCCGCTTGAGATGACCGCTTGTATAGCCCGTAAATAAGGGTGTCAAAAGTTTTCGGGGTTCCTGTAAAATACATAGTTCCCCATTTGGAGTACGACATCGTTTCTTGAATAATCGGCACGTGGTCCGGGTCCATATCTTGCACTTCGTCGATGCACACTCGGTCAGCGGACACGCCGCGCACACGGTCTGCATCAAGCAACGCAAAAGAAAACAACATCATCGAGTTGTTTCGAAACGAACGTTGCAACACTGAATTTTCGGTGCCTGTGTTCGACCACAGAGATTTGACCGGAGACTGATCAATAAACGGACGTACGTAGTTGTTCGAAAAACGGCGAATCTGCTCGTACAGCGGCGTGATAAACAACGTTTTGAAAAACGGAAGTGAGTTTGCGACCACTACACCGTGCGCCGCCAAACTTGTAGACTTAGATACCTGTCGCCCCGTGCACCACACCTGATTCTTCGGCGTCAGGCATCTGAATAATGGAGAAAACGGGTAGTGATTTTCTAAAGTGTACGGCTTACCGTTTAGGTTCAAAACAAGCGGCAAAAGCGGTTCCAAAGACGGAAACGCGCGTTGCTGCGCAAGCGCCTCAAGCACACGACCACGCGACTGCATCGACTTGTGATCGGTGACGTCGATTGACGTTAATTCTTCCAGCAAAGAACGAATGCCGGCGTTCGGTATTTCTATCTTTGCTGCGTTATTTGCAGGTTCAACCTGCGTATTATTGGGTGCCATATGCCTGACTATGACGGCGGAATGATTTTACGCCACGAAAACCCGACGGTGAAAAAGAACGCAGACGGAGAGCCAGAACTTCAATGGCTCGAAGACGGCGTTAACCATCTGCTGCACATTACCTTTGACCTATTGGCGAGGACGAGTGTAGCGCTTTTGACCGCCGGTTTTCGTTTATACAGTGAACTACGAAAGAAAGATTCGTAGTGCTCCGACGCAGCGGCGAGTATACTACACAGTGTCTCGCCGCTGTATGGAGATTTTTATGCCGCAATTTGGAAAAAGCGCAAAACTGTACATGGAACGTCGGCTGCCTGCGTATCAAAATACGCTCCGCGGCCCCGTGCCTCAAGTGTACTTACCTGACAATCCGGTAAACCATCTCTCACTAGAATCTCCGTTGCCGTTGCCAAAATTCTTGTACAACCGTAAATACGTGGACGGCGGAAAGACGCAGCCGTGGCCGAGCGGAGATTGCACAGACTGCAATCAATGAGCAATAGCCCTGATGTAAACAAATCATTTTCACAACTAGCCGGCTTTCTTTTGGCCGGCGGGATCATTAGCGCATTCACTATTGGCGGTTCGGGCCTGTTCATCGCCCTCGTTGCGTGCTATTTTATGCTTGTCGCGACCAACGCCATTCGTCGCGGCGAGAAGTCGCGCGAGGGAAATAGATGAACATCCTTGATTTTATCGCCGTCGTTTTTGCAGCGGGCGCGATTATTGAGGTCTGGCACAAAGGCTCGATTTTCGAAACAGCCCGGGCGCACGTGCAGGCGTGGCAAGACGCCGCTATGCCCGACACCGCCAAAGGTCGGCTGTGGGAATTGATCATGTGCCCTTTCTGCAAGAGTTACCACATTCCCGTGTATCTTTTCCTGCTGCTCTTGGCAGGCGACTACGGCGGCGGTATCCTTGCCAGCCTTGTCCGCGTCATCGTCTACGGGCTAGCCGCAACTCGAATTGGAAATTTGATTGACGGTTTGCTGCCGGCGCGAATGCGTTATGACCCGCCAATTTTGTAACCCACCAACCATTACCGGAGACCACGATGGAAACCGACCAGCAGTCCGAACAACTCTCGCAGCCCTCTCGTTTGCCTTTTGACGTTGAATTTTTTCAGTTAGTTGAAAAAATCACTGGAGAGGCGTTGGAGAAAGTGCCCGAGTTGCAAGGCATCGCGGTCGTGCCCATTTGGCACAATCAGCCAGAAAATACGCCGCCGGGTATGCTGCGGCTCCGCGACGCTCGACCGCCGTATCTGGCCAGCCTCATGCAGTTGTTAGCGCGGCTTGCCGCGTTCAACGTAGAGGTTAACAAGGATTTGGTAAATCAAATCCGCGTATTTGACGCGCACGCCGCACAACTTGTCGAAGAAATCAAAAAGCACACTGAAACATTAGAACAGATAAAGACCAACGCAAACTAATGAACAACGCGACTGCTACGCACACCGAAATTCCGCTCGTGGCCACACAGCAAGATGTGGTGCGAATTTTGGAGGCACAGTACGCACATATGGATCAGACTGCCGCACGAGCAGCGTTAACCCGCACTAACACACAAGTGTGGTCGAACGACGAACTTATGGAAATCTTTGAGGTTTCCCATTTTGATCCTCCGTATGTACATGTGATACGAAAAACTGACGGACAACGCGGCACCGTCGCCTTTATCAATAAGCCGCGGTTGTATTTTGCGTTTCAACCGGAAGAAACAAATGACAGCGCAGGACCGCCGCGAGTATGACACCGGAGCAGTTCGCAGTGCTGATTGCGAACAAACCCGTTACGACCTGATATCGCCAATTGGTTTGCGTCGCCTTGCGGAGACGTACGCCGAGGGCGCTAACAAGTTTGGCCCGTTCAACTGGGAAAACGGTATGCCCGTCACAGACTTGCTGAATCACGCGATCGCGCATGTTTACAAGTTTCTTGGCGGCAACCGCGATGAGGATCATTTGGCGCATGCCACTTGGAACTTGCTTGGCGCCATCCACTCGTTAGAGTTGTGGCCAGAATTAAACGAGCAATGGCTTCGCGGCGCGAATTGCGAATGCCCGACGGCGGCAAAAACGACAGCCGCCGCGCCTGTCGCGACCGAGCGACAAATCGTCAAAGCGCCGTCGCTTGCAAGCGACCTAGACCGTCTGCGCGACGCCATTCTAGGCGCAGCGCAAAAATAGAAAAACCGGCTGTAATTGCCGCGTTTTTGAAAATTTCTAGCCGGGGTATTGCTTTTTGTTTTCCCCGGCTTATTGTGAATTAGTGCCGCACGTAAAGAACTGCTTTGGTTGCAGTCTGTGCGAAATCTGGAGGAATCTATGGCGAAGAAAGTGTCAGGCGGTGGTACGCCCATCAATCTGACGAACTTGTGGGGCAAACCGTTGCACACGCAACGCGAGTCCGACAAGTCAACCGACGAAAAGGTTACAGGGACGATGACCGATTCAGACGATGTCATGGACGATGACGATATTGATGTCGACGCGGAGTTAGAACGCGCAGACGAAGACGCCGACGAGGCTGTCGACGAACTGGCGGAAATCGAAGCGGAAGACACGTCCGAAATAACTGACGACGACGAAAACGGCGACGAAGACGAAAAGTCAGAAGACGCCGACGACGAAGAACCCAGTTACGAAGACGCAGAAGAAGAAACAGTCGTCACCGCTGTGGTTGACGACGACGAAGACGGAGACGAAGAAACCGTTTCCGAAACCCATGAGGATGATGTTGTCATGTCGGAAAAGATGAGTCTGTCGGATCATGTTCGTGCGGAAATTACGCGCCGGCACAAGGCTGGCGATTCGCTCCGCGGCAAGGACATCGTTGAGGCGCTGGCCAAGAAGAAAATCAAGGTCAGCCCGGCGCAGGTCAGCCAGTTGCTCAAGAAGGCTGGTCTGGGCGGCGGCAAGCCCGGCCGACCCAAGGCGGCTACCGGCAAGGCCCCTGCGGCTCCTGTAACCGGCGAGCGTGCGGCGCTGAAGGCCAAGAAGCGTACCGAGACGCCCGTCAAGGCGCCTGCGGCTGCTCCGGCCGCGCAGCCCCGACAGGCGCTCAAGGCGCGCAATGTGGGCAACGGCTTCAAGGTGCCGATGTCGCAGTTGCAGGCTGCCGAGGCGTTCGTAGAAGCGTGCGGCGGGTCGTTCAAGACGGCCACGCACATCCTGACGGCTGCCGAGCAGTTGTCGCAGACGTTCGGCGCCTGATCGGCGATCTAGCCTCCCGCCACAAAAGGGGCCGGTCGTTGCGAGCACGACGGCCGGCCCCGGCGGGTCTAGAACATCTCTTTTGCGCGACACTCTGTCGCAGCGAGGCAAGCCATGAGTACAACAGCGGATCGCTGTACGCTCACAGAACAAGAAAATCCTCCCGGTACTGTTATCACAATGGAACCGGGAACCATTAAACGAATTCACGTAGACCAGCATCGCATCAAAGAAAATAAAAAGACAGGCATTATCCAGCCAGTCATTACGGTCCAATGGAAGAACCGGCCGTACAAGGCGCGGGTCATCACCATCGAAGGACCGTCGAGCGTGGTCTACTCTCCGTATAAAGCCCTATCTTGCGGCGCCCACGTTTGGGTGGAAACAACCGCACAGGTCGTAATTGTTTGCTAAGGCATTTGCCAACATCAACAAAGACAAAACATGTCGCACATCGTCCAGATCAAAACCGAACTTCGTGACCCTATTGCTATTAGCGCCGCATGCAAGCGGCTTGGACTTCAGCAGCCCACTACGGGCAAGTTTCGCGTATACGCCGTTGACCGAGAAGGTATTGGCATCAACTTGCCCGGCTGGCAGTTTCCGGTCGTTGTAAACACGACCACTGGTGCCGTTGATTACGACAACTACAACGGCTCATGGGGCGCGCAGAAAGAACTTGACGCGTTTCTTCAGGCGTACGCCGTCGAAAAGGCGATTTACGAGGCTCAGAAGGGCGGCTACTCGGTGTTCGAGGAAACGCTGCCCGACGGTTCGATCAAACTGAACATCATGGTAGAGGCTTGATACATGAGTAAGATCATTCAGGTTACCGTTTCCCCCAAGGGCGAGACGAAGATTGAGACCACCGGTTTTACCGGTAGTTCGTGTCAGGACGCGTCGCGCGCTCTTGAGCAGGCGCTTGGCGCCAAGTCCGGCGAGACGCTCACCGGCGAGTATTACACGGAAAGCAACGAGCAGCAGATTGAGGCACACGGCTGATGGCTAAAAAGCCAGATTACATGCCGTTTACTGGTACGTACCAGCCGTTTCTTCAGACAGAACGATTTGACATATTCCACCATCGCGTCGTGCGAAACCCTAAAGTAGGGTTGCCAAAGGAAATGTTTACGGCGTGGTATCGGGACGACGATGTTCCGCGCCCAGTGTGTGAAGTAATTCTTTGGCCCAATCCGTACGGCGTGTACGTTGAGTGGGTGCACGTTTGTCAGGAACATCGTCGGCAGGGCATTGCCGCCGAAGTTCTTGCGGCACTAGAAAATAAACTGGGGCCATTTGACGGACTGAGCGGCGCCACGGATGCCGGCGAAAAGTTTGTCGAGGCTTACGAAAATCGGCCGGCGAAAACCAGTAAGAAAAAGACTGCGGCGTCGAACAAGAAACCCAAGAAAAAAAAGGTAAAGAATGTCACTCGAAAAAGAAATTAAGGAATTGGTGTGCGCCGGTTTCTCGGGCGTCTGGGTCGAGACTGCTGAGTGCGACGACGCGGTAGCCACCATCCGCAAGTTGGCCGAAGATCGCAAGTGGGGTTTCGACGTCTGGGACATTGACCAGAAGTTGTTCAGCGGCATGGTAGACGCGCCCGGGCCGCTTCAGGCTATCCGGGCGCTTGATCTGCCCAAGCAGCACGAAACGCAGATTTTGGTGTTGAAGAACTTCCACCGTTATCTGCCAAACCCCGAGGTAATACAGGCTCTGGCAAACCGCGTCGTGCGCGGCAAGGGCGAAGGCCGTTATGTTGTCATCGTGGCTCCGACGGTCGCGTTGCAGCCCGAGATTGAAAAACTGTTTACGGTCGTGCACCACGAATTGCCCGACGAAGCGCAGTTGAAGGCAATTTGCGAAGATTTGTTTGGCGAAGGTTCGGCGTTTGAGAAGCCGACAGAGGAGCAGGTCAGCAGCGTTGTTGACGCCTCTCGCGGTCTGACCCGGCAGGAGGCCGAGAACGCTTTTGCGCTGTCGTTGGTGCGCAACAACAAGTTGGAGGCTGATACCATCTGGGGCATCAAGGCGCAGACGCTTGAAAAGAGCGGCACCATGACGCTTTACCGCGGCGACGCCAACTTTGAAAACCTTGGCGGCCTTGAAAACCTCAAGCAGTTCTGCTTGCGCGCCATGCGCCGGCAGGGTGAAAAGAACGTCGACAAGCGACCCAAGGGCGTACTGCTTCTGTCTCCTCCCGGCTGCGGCAAGTCTCAGTTTGCCAAGGCGCTTGGCAACGAGGTTGGCCGCCCGACCGTCATGCTCGACTTCGGCAGCCTGATGGGCAAGTTCGTGGGCGAGTCCGAGGGCAACATGCGCCGGGCGCTCAAGCAGGTCGACGCCATGGCTCCGTGCGTACTGTTCGTCGACGAGATCGAGAAGGGTCTTGCCGGCGTTGGTAATTCCGGGCAGACCGATAGCGGTGTTTCCGCTCGTCTGTTCGGCACGTTGTTGACGTGGCTCAACGACCACACGTCCGATGTGTTCTTTATCGGTACCTGCAATGACGCCAGCCAGTTGCCGGCGCCGTTTGCGCGTGCCGAGCGCTTCGACGGCGTGTTCTTCGTCGATCTCCCGGCTGACGAACAGCGGCAACGAATCTGGGATATCTATCTAAATCACTTCAACCTCGACAAGGCTCAGCCCCGGCCGGATGACACCAACTGGACCGGCGCCGAGATCAAGTCGTGCTGCCGACTGGCGGCGCTGCTGGATATCTCGCTGCTGGACGCTGCGCAAAACGTAGTCCCCGTAGCAGTCACCAGCGCGGAGCAGATTGAAAACCTACGCAAGTGGGCCGAGGGTCGGTGCCTTGCCGCCGATAACCCGGGGTTGTACACGCGCGTGGGAAAAGCCCGTCCGGCGCCCGCTCCCGCCGGTCGCCGTAAGATTGCCGCGCCATCAGAAAACTGATTTTCACCGAAAAGCCCATTTTCACTACGTAGTGAAACCGGGTGAAAACGGGTGAAAAGCAAAATTGACTGCCACGTAGCAGCAGTCAAAATTTGACTGCTCCATGACGGCAGTCATGACTGCTCTGTGGCGGCAGTCAAATCACTTGACAATTCCAGCGCAACAGGCAGCGAAATGGCAATTCCAAAAAAGGCATGCACTTCGTGTGGAGAAATTATCGACGCAAGCGAGTTGTCTCCGCCCGCCGCGGCTTGGATGTTTAACGGACAACCAAAATGTAAAGATTGTTATCTAGAGTTGTCGTGCGGGCATATTGTTAATCCCGGGCAGTCGCACAAACCGCCGCACGCCAACCTCACGCCGCGACAACGGACCAAACTCAACTAAGGAACATATGTCAACAGAAACAGAAAACACGGTAGCAACAGACAATACGGGCGTCGTTGAGACGGCGAACGAACTGCGGCAGACAATGGGCGCGGTTAAGTTATCTTTCTCGTGGCTTGGGACACAGCGCAAGTTATCTGATTTGCAGACCAAGCAGGCCGCTGACACGTTTCACGCGGCTACTGATCTGGTCACCGCGTCCAAGCGGCTGATCGACACCAAGAATTCGACGTACCGCACGCTGACGGCAATCAAGAGTCAGGCGTCGAGTTACTGGCGCAGCATGACCCTGCCTTATCCGCAGGACGGCATCCGACTGATGAAACAGGCTGATGTTGCGGCATTTGAAGAGAAGATGCGGGAGTACAAGGAGCAACTCGCCGCGGCGGCCTCCAATCTTCAGTTGGAGTACGAGTCCATCAAGGAAGCGGCACGAGAGAAACTGGGCGACCTGTTTAATCCTCTCGACTACCCGCCCACCCTTGAAGGCGTCTTTGAAATCAAATGGGAGTATCCCCCGGTCGAGCCGCCAAACTACTTGATGACGTTCAACCCGGAGTTGTATTCGCAAGAGCAGTCTCGTGTGCAGCAGCGGTTTGAAGCCGCCGTGGTTATGGCCGAAAACGCGTTTGCCGAGCAGTTGCAGGAAATGATCTCGCACCTGATTGAACGGCTGACCGACGAGCCTGACGGAACCAAAAAGACGTTTAAGGCGTCGGCAATCGAGAACTTCAAGGAGTTCTATGAAAATTTCCGGCGGATGAACGTACGGTCAAATGCTCAGTTGGAAAATCTGATTCAGCAGGCAAACGACATCGTAGCCGGCGTTGACGTCACGGCGCTGCGCAAGAACACCAACCTGCGACAGAACCTAAGCAATCAGATGCAGACGGTAAAGACGACGCTTGACACGATGATCACCAACGCTCCGCGACGGCGCGTGGTCCCCATGAGTTGAGAATGACTTTTCCGATAATCACAAACGTCGAAGTTCCGACCTATGCAGTTACGCAACTGATTGATCCGCCGAATCCGCCAAAGAAAATTAGAAAGAAACGCGCGCCAAAACACGACTTCAAAGACGGGCTTGGTCGCGTGGCCGCACATCGCCACGACAATGGGCGCGGATGGATAGCAGACACAGCAAAGGTCGAAGATAGTGTGTATGTTGGCACGGGCTGTGAAATTTTTCAAAATGCAATTGTGCGCGGCAATGTTCGTCTGCAAGGCAACAGTCGTATTTTCGGCGGCGCCGCCGTCAGCGGCGCTGTTCTTTTGCAAAAAGAAGCGGCTATTTATGGCAAAGCCGTAGTGCGCGATCAGACAACTTTAACAGACACTGTGCGACTATTTGGCGAAGCGCACGTGTCAGGAACGTCGTCTCTGTATTCTAATTCGTTTGTATGCGACAGCGCGCACGTATTTTCAACATCGCTGCACGGCGACTGCCAAATCAGAGGCTCGGCATTGCTTGTTCGCAGCACGCTTCATGGCGGTAATGGCGGCAATAACGGTTTCATCGAAATAAAAGGCAACGCAGCGCTCATTCACGCCACAGTGCAGGGACATGTTAGCGTCGCAGGTTCAGCGCAAATTTTGCGCAGCAATATCCGCAACCACTTCTCTACAGTTGCAACCAAACTCAGCGAGTGTGTAATTGTCTCGGATGAGTCTTACATTTACGTCCCAGTTGTGCTAGAGCATCACGCAGTCATTATTCGTTCGCAACTTTACCAGCAGCATACTGAGCCTCAATTCCCAAACTCTGACGACGGGCATGTGCACATTGCTGGCAGGACAGTAATTCAGCAGCAAACGCTTAATTCGCGTGCTGCGCTGCAAAATTACTTAAACGCCTTTGCGATGAATAGTCGTTTTGGTCCCGCGCAGGTTCTCCCAAATGGACAACTTACCCAGACTATTGTGCGTAACTGGGATCAAGCAACACCGCAGCGCCGCATCATGCGGTTGCAGGAGGCCACGCCATGAAGATATACTTCCGCCCCGACGGCACTGCGCAGTGCCTGTACGGCGAAGACATTCAGTTAACCACGCTTGGTTGTTTGGATATCAAACGCGCCAGCCATGTCGAACCAGACTCAACGCGACCGGGCCAATGGTACGCTGACCTGTCACCGGTGGGCGGGCCGATGATGACTGGTTTTGTTTCGCGCGCCGAGGCGCTAGCCGCAGAGGATTCGTGGCTCAACCAAAAAATGGCAAAAGAGCACGTACAGGCGCACACATGACAAATTGGATTTCGTGGGACATAGAAGATTCCGACGGCGAAAATCCATTAGGAGTGCCGGGTGAGTTTGAATTCAACGTGGCATTCGACTATGATCCCGGCGATGTTGTAGACCAGCGCGCAAATCTTGCTGATCACGACTCGCCTGCGGTTGCAACAATTACGGGCGCTGAATGCGTAGCCGTAAAGTTAAGCGGCGAAGAACCGCGGCAACCAACAGTAGAAGAAACAGAAATGCTGGAAGAATGGTTCATGTCAATCTTAGACGTTGACAGCCATCTACGCCGGCAGATAGAAACATGCGGTCTTGACCAACTGTGTGTCGAGCCGTATTGTCCCGAGTGGGACGAGTAACCCGTAGGTTTTACCTACACAACAAGGAAGAGGATTTATGCGTTACGCATTGATCGCGTCGATTGTGTTTGCTTGTGGTTCCGCGTTTGCTGGTGAAGAGGCCAGCGTGCTGGTCGCTCAGCCGGCTGCGCCGGCTTCGGCCGTCGTTGCGGCGCCCTGCTGTGGCGATTGCGCCGACGCCTGCGAGACCACCGGCTCTGTCCGCACTCGCACGCGATACCGTGTCGTCACCGAAGGCTGCGATGCCTGCACCGGCCGGAAGACCCGCAGCGTCGCTCGCGGCGTTGTGCGCGGTACCGGAGAAGTTGTCCGCGGCGTTGGCGCCACGGCGGTGAATGTCATCACGCTGCCGGTTCGCGCTTGCCGCGCGGGACGTTGCTGCTGCAACTGATAATCTGACAGGCAACTAAACGCCACGGAGGGCGTCGGATGTGTATCCGGCGCCCTCCTTCTTTTTAGGGACAAACATGAAATACTACAACGTACGCGCTTCTGAAACTACTTCTCGGGACTTTTGCGTTAAAGCCGAAAGCAACGACGAGGCTACCGACGCCGTCCAGCGGTTTCTGTTGGAAGGCGAAAAAGCCACACCCGAGGTTATCGCATTACGCTGCGACACCAGCACGCTCATCGACGTGAGTGAGGCTACTGAAACCGAATTCAACGACACCGCCAAGAAATACAAGAAGAAAAAGGGCAAGTAATGGGCATTGATATCTATTTGACGTGGGACAGTATGGACGACGAAACTGAAAAGACACAAATCGAATCGACGTGGCATACCGACGCCGGCAGCAAAGGATATCTCCGCGAGTCGTATCACGGCGGACCATACGCCACAAAAATCCTCGTTCGCGAAGCCTTTGAAGCCGAAGAGTGCGAAGCGCAAATTCCGGCTGCAATTCTGCGCGAACGATTAACGCATGTAACAGAGCCAGTATTAGGCAAAGACGGCGGACACCGTGCGGCCGCGATGTTTATGGAAATGTTAAAGCAAACTGGCCACGAAGTGTTAGAAGAAATAGCAAGCGGTTTGACACAGCCAATGACGGTCGAAGAAGCCTGTCGTCTCCGTTGCCGCACACTGTATCCCGAAGACGGGCCAGAATATGAAGAAATAGTTGTGAAGTCGTTTCGCGATTTCGTGGCTTTGGCTGAACAAAAAGAAAAAGAAACTGGTAAGCCTTGCACAATTAGAGCGTCGTACTAACACACCATGAGCGTAAATTTCATCAAAAATTGTTGCAGACTGTTTTCTACTGACAATGTAATCAGCATACACGCGCAATACGATGGCTCCGGCGATTCTGGTGATCTTTACGCCATAACCGTCGCGGTGCATCCAACGCGCAACGAAGTTGAAGCGCACCTGCGAAGCACAAGTAATCTCGCAGCCCCGCCGCCAGCCGTCAAAACAATGTCTTTTCGTAATTGGTCCGCCGATGTCATGGCGCGCGGCAATTCGCTCATAACAAAAGAACTTTGTGACGAATTTGAAGAGGCGCTATTTCAACTGCTCCCCGGCGGTTGGGAAATTAACGACGGCAGTTACGGCGAGATACACGTCGACATCGCAACTGAGGCGATTACGCACGACCACAATGAGCGGTACACAGACGTTCGCTCGGAGACGTTTAACTACTAATGGGCGTTTACAGACGACGATACAGTTCGTGGGATTTTGCTACGTATAGCAATATGGGCCGGCAAGGCCGTAAAGAGCGAATTGGTCGCCATTTTTCAAGAGAAGCGGCCAATCGTGCGTTCAAGCGACTGCGCAAAATCTACAGCCACGAAAGCAACATCGTCGACCGCGAAAACTGGCGTTGCTGGCAAGAAAGCCGCGACATGACCGAAATTATCAATGACACTAAGGAACTAAACCGAGAGGCGTTCGTTTGATGCCTAAACGCCGCATAAAACTCGACGAAGAAACAGACGCAATCATGGCGTCCGATTCAGCAACCACGTGGATTACCGTGGACGATTTTTCTATCTATATCAAGCGCACTGAAGACGGCGTCGACGTTGGAATTTACGCGCGCGGCTTTGAAGACTGTAACTCACTGTCTGAGTGTTATGCCCTGCACGAAGATGTCGAAGAAATGTGGGAGGAAAAAGACCTTGAAGTGGACTGAGATTCCGGCCAACGTTGTTTTGGCTGCGGCCAACATTTGTGACGGCCACACGATATTTGAACCTGACGCCTTTCTGGGAGTTGGCGTACCGCAAGAACTGGTCGATCGCTGCACCAACGTGTACGAGAGCAACTTTAGCGACCCGAAATACATAATTTCAGGGCTAGACGGTAAACCTGTCAACCAAATGCGCGGCGTGTACGGATTAGACATGCTTGACAGCATGGTCCGCGATTTCGACATTCAGGCTGAATCAAAGTTTGGTAGAGGATCGCAAGCGCAGGTTTGGAAAGAAGCGTTGCACAAACATCTGGAGATAAAAGTTCCCGACGCCGACGAAATTATCAACTTCGCCGGATTAGCCGAAATAAGCGCCGGTGCAATGCGCGTCTTTGTACTTGACGACTCCAAATCCAACATAGACCTCGCTAAGCCGTGGGTCCGCAGCCGCTGCCGAGAATCAGCCCAAATGCTTGATTTCTGCGCTAGCCGCATCAACGCGCTGGAACAGTTTGTAGACAAACTCACTAAGGTAAAAAAGATTACCGACACGTCCGAATTTAGAGCGTTTCTTGATGAGTTGATGACGAGCATGGAAAAAGAATCTGAAGAATACCGCGCGGAATCCGATTAAATGGCCAACCACAAGTGGACTGAAGAAGACGTAAAAAACATACTTACGCCAATCGTGCACACCGCCGACTGGGCCGCAGATTGTCCAGATTTTGAAATGATGGTTGTAGCCATGACGCTCAGCCTTATACGCCACGCAAAGCGCCCCACAGATGACCCAATATTCTTGCGCATGCAACCGTGGCTGGAGCGCCTGCACGACAATGTCACAATCATCAAGCGCGTATTGCGCGGCGAGATTGATATCGAATTTGCTGAAAATGCCGCCGAACCCGTTGAAAAATCTTTAACATGACAATAGACGACGCAATTAGAAACCTAGAGTCGGCCAAACGCGGCGGCACAAAAAGCATCATCTTTGCGTGGTGGTCAGCCGATATGTTTGACCGAGAAGATAACGACGAATGGGAACACGCCACCGAAGTCGTTGAGGACAAAATGGATTGGTCCGCTGCGCACAGCGATTTACATCACGTTCTTGACCTTTACACAAACGAATAATATGGCAACAGACATTGAATGCGACAAACTGTTTACTGTTAAATTAACGTTAAAACATTACGACGAAGTAATGAAAGAAACAGTACAAGAAAAACTGTTTTGGACTGCCGGCGCGCAGGCTAATATCGGCTGGTGTGCGGGAGTACATATTGCCGCGGCCATTGACAGGTTATTTCCGGGCGCGCACGAAGCCAGCGAACGAAAAGATTGTTTCCGCGCAATAATTGATCGTTTTGACGCCGACGTTGCCACTGGCGATTACAAACACCTTAAAAACGAAGAATAATGGCCCACCCATATCACCACGCGCTCTCTTCTGTGAAAAAGTGGGGCGGGTGCGTTGAGGACTATCAAGCCATTCACGACTGGTTTGACGAGTCCAAAGCGCACATGGCTGATTTTAGGCACAGAGCGCTCCGGCATCATTCCGAAGGGATTTTCTTATCAGAAAAAATCTTTGGCAAAACAATCACAAATAGCGACGGTCGCGTTGTGCCGGTACGGTACATCGGCGAGCAGCATGTCAAGGAAGACCTTGGTTTGATTCCCACGCTGGCCGACTGGCTGCTGTGCATCAAACCTGTGCACTCGTGGATGTTTGGCCGTGGCAAAAACCTAGAAAGAGAACTAGAAGAGCAGAATGCCGAAATGCATATTTAAAACTGACGACCTCATTCGTAGCGTCGAACACGCACTGGCGGCTACCGAATTTGATATGGCGTTCGACGAGGGTACACCCGGGCCGCGTTTACTCTTTGTGCACGACCAAGGCGTGTACATCATGTCGAACGGTATCCCGCGTGACATGATTTCCGTGAGCAGCGACGTTACTGGCGGCGAAGAGCGTAATTACGTCTCGTACGCCGAAGGCTGCGACCCGCGGGTCGGGACGTTTGACGAGTGGTACAACACAAGCCGCGAACTCGTTGGCGGCGACGACTTTGTCGAAACAATCACAGTCGACAG